ACATATGGCACAATAATGCATTCGCTAGACCACTTTACCACACTGGGATTGGAATCGACCCAGTTAAAATATTTCAGCTCCCAGGATGATCTGTAGAAAATTTGGGAGTGGTTTCCTTCGTATTTTTCTGGATGTTTAGCGGTATATTTGCCCTGTAAATATTTAGCCATTTTTCGATCCAGACATACAATAACCATATAAATATACTGTATACTATTTATAGAGATCCTAACATGGCATCTAATCCAATCGCACCAAATTCGGCCCAAGATATAACAGATTCAGCATATAAACCTAGAACTGGCACTTTGGGTGGTGCATCAAAGTACAACACTGCCAAATACAAAGTGGGTGTCCACCAATTTCCATCTGATCTGTTTAGTAATAAGGGGCAATATGGCGGGAACTGGGTCACATTCTATATCAATGTATCATCTGGTTCTAAGTTACTCAAAGATGGATCAGTTACTGTTACAACCAATGATACGCCATCTATGCGTAATAATGTAAACGCATCTGGAACCACTGTAATAACAAAAAATCAAATGATTGGTGCAGTTGCTGCCAGTGGAGTTGTGGTGGGCGCACTTACTGGTGATGTAGGTAATGCGGTGAAGGGTGGAGTTATTGGTGCAGTTGCTGGAGCAGCAGTGGCAATATCTGGTATGAATCAGATGCGTAGAATTACCGATACCATAGCATTGACTGTGCCAAATAACTTCTCAGCAAGATACAATGTGTCATATAGTGATGAGGGCACAGCACAACAGGCAAATTTAGTTGGAGTTGGAGCAGAAGTTGTATCTGCTTTGAAATCAAAGTCTATATCAGGACTAACCAAGGCAGCAACAGCGGCAGTGGATGCCATAGCAACTCCACTTGCACTTTCAACAGGCGCAGCTGGTGGGGATTTTATGTCCAAGGCAGCAGGACTTGCTGCCAATCCTAAAAAGGAACAGATTTTCAAGGGTGTTGAATTTAGAACATTCAGTTTTGAATATACCTTTGCTCCACGAAATGAAAAGGAATCAAAGGAAATAGCAGACATCATCAGACTATTCAAACTTCATATGCATCCAGAGTTCAAGGATAGTCATGGATTCCTATTTATATATCCATCTGAGTTTGATATATACTACTATCATGGCGAAAACGAGAACATGAATCTGCCCAGGCATACCTCATGCGTGCTGACTGACTGTAATGTGAACTACACTCCAAACAATCAGTTCTCCACCTTTGCCTCCACCAACGGTGCACCTGGTGGTGCTGCAACTCAGATTCAATTGAGTCTGACCTTCAAGGAACTTGCCATTCTTACCAAAGATCAAATACTGGACGGATTCTAATGTACTTCTCGAAAATACAAAATGTCTATGCACCATTCACTATTGGTGGTGTGGAACAATATATCCAGATCAAGGATATCACGGTCAATGTTAGGTTTGTGGCAGAGTTCCTATCCAATATTACAGTGTATGATCTGTATGATATTCGTGATGGTGAAACTCCTGAGATCTTAGCAGAGAATTTCTATGGCACACCGACCTATCATTGGGCAATTATGCTGGCAAATGATCGGTATGACTATATCAATGACTTTCCCATAGCATCCAGTGTATTTGAAGAGTATATTAGAAGTAAGTATGGTGAGTCTCATTTGAATGATGTTCACCACTATGAGACTGCTGCTGGACTTACTGTAGATTCAGATTGGGTGGGTAGACTTGAAGTATCTAACTACACATACGAAGACAGACTGAACGAAAGTAAACGTACCATCAAGGTTATCTCTCAGAGTATCATTGAGCAGGTTGCCCAAGAATATGTGAAAGCATTATCCGCATGAAATCCGAAGTTCTAGCATCGGCTGGTGATGTACTGCTTGAGGAAGCAACTCTGATCTCAATGGTATCGGGCAGAAGTATGGATGTCACCAACCAGATCATCGGTGTCCATATATTTGAAGATCTATTTTCGCCATTCATCAGTGGTAATCTGATTCTCAAGGAATCCATTGATATTCTGAATAACCTACCATTGATGGGTCAGGAATATCTACAGTTGAAAATACGCACTCCAACAATGGAGGACAAGGACGCCATTCAAGGGTTGTTCTATGTATACAATATAACTGATAGAGCATTCGTGGCAGAACGCAATGTTGTGTATAAACTCAACTTTATATCATACTTTGCTCTCACTGATTCTAACACTAAACTCAGTAAACCATTCGAGGGCAAGGTATCTGATATTGCCAAGACTATATTGACCAACTGGGTCGGTGAAGCAAGTATTGGTCAGATTGAGACCACACGGAATGCAACTAAGTACGTGTCCAACTATTGGCCACCAGTCAAGAATCTGAACTATATCACTAATCAGGCGATCAATACAAACTCATCACCATCATATCTATTCTATCAAGATAGACTGGGATTCAACTTCAAAAGTCTCAGTAGTTTGTATGCAGCAGATACTCCATATCCAGCATTCAACTTCAATATGAAGGGTCGAGAGATATCTCCGTCCGGGGATTCTGCCAGGAATATCCAGAGGGATTACTCCAGAATGACATCCATTGACTTTCCCCGTGGATTTGATACTCTGAGTAAACTTGGTAGAGGGACATATGCTTCCACTCTACATACTCATGACTTGGTCACTAAGCAATATAAGGAAAAGAAATTTAATTATCAGGATGATTTTGATAAAAAAGGTCACCTAAACAAATTTCCAATAACGGCAAAATCCACTGGGTTCATATTTGGACCTGCATCTGCAATTCTGGTGGATGAGATTCACTTTGGTGTGTATAACGGATATGGTGATATATCCAATAGTGACATTATGCAGGAACGACTAAGTATATTGAACATGGCAGATGCAATGAAGGTTACCGTGGTTGTGCCTGGCCGCACTGATTACACTGTTGGTCAGAAGGTGTGGCTCGAGATTGTTGAACCGGAACCATTAGATGATAAAGACACAGTAGAAGCAGAGCAGGATAAGCTGTTCTCTGGGTATTATCTAATTGGTGCTATCAATCACAATATAAACAGAGAGAAACATGAGTGTACCATGGAGCTCATAAAAGATTCATTATTAAAAACTGCTGATCAAAAATAAGGCGAAACATTGAACAACATATTATTTCAAGGGGTTGTGGAAAATCGTAATGATCCAATGAAACTTGGCAGATGTCAGGTTCGGATTGTTGGTATTCATACTCAGAATAAGGTTGATCTTAGAACTGATGATCTGCCATGGGCGTACCCAATTCAACCAATAACTTCTGCTGCGATCTCAGGTATTGGTTCTACTCCTGTTGGTCCTGTTCCAGGTACCTGGGTCATTGTTATGTTCAGAGATGATGAACAGCAGGAACCAATTATGCTGGGCACCATTGGTGGTATTCCCCAGTCCAAGCAGGCACAACTATCCAGCAATAACAACTCCAATGTTATTGCAAATGATGGTGGCACACTGACTGATAGTAGTGGCACCACTGTCACCACGGGCGATGGCACTCCAATCACTGTGGGTTCTATTGAGTCTCAGGCAACTCCTGCGCCAGATGCCAAACCATCAGTTGATACGTCCAAGGTAGTTCCTGCCAGTATATTCCTTGTACCCATTCCGATCATACCACCACCCAAGTCCGGTGCCAATGTTATTACAGCAACCAAGAATATCTCCGGTATTATCTCTGCATGCGATAAGGTAGGACTGACCAGTAAATATGCTAAGTGTGCCATTCTGGGTATTGTTGGTGGTGAGACTAAGTGGGATACTGTTGAGGAAGGTTACAAGTACTCCGATCCAGTGAAACTTGCCAGAATATTCAGCAAGACATTCAAGGGTGATCTTGCTATGTCAAAGGCATATTGTAACTGGACTGGATCTAGAAAAGACTTTTTTGATAAGATTTACGATCCTGCCGGTAATGGTGCCACAGTCGGCAACAAGGAACCAGGAGATGGTGGTAAGTATTATGGTCGGGGATTCAATCAGTTGACCGGTAGACCAAACTATCTAGCAACAATGAAGGAACTGAAAAAGAAAGGGATCGATCTGGATCTAATGGATAAACCAGAGTTGATGAATGATCCTGCCACTGCTGCGCTGGCATGTGCCATATTCTACGTACTTCGTTGTAAGCACGATATGAATGATCCTGGATACTTTGCTGCTGCTCTGAAGGCAACCGGTAATAACGTGGGTGATGCCTATATTAAAAAGCAGAAGTTTTATGAATACTTCCTGGGGCAATCAGCAACCGTTGAGTCCACAAATAAACCATCCACTGATTCTCAGAAGGAATATACACCCGAGGAGATTGCTGCCGCACCTGCTGCATCTCAGGCAGCATTATCGGAGGATCGCACCACAAATGAACTAATTGGATTCTGTGATCCGAACGGTAAGTATCCACTCCGTGATCATATGAATGAACCGGATACCAACCGTATGGCACGGGGTGTCACTAATTCCACTGCCATAGCATTCAAGGACGCATCCAGAACTACTCAGATTCCACGGGCACTTGGATCCGGCACTTGGGATCAACCACCCGCACCATTTGGTGGAGTGTATCCATATGCCAAGGTATTTGAGTCTGAGTCTGGACACGTGAATATGGTTGATGATAGTCCAGGCAATGAGACTGTCAGTACATTCCATAGAAAGGGAACTTATACTGAGGTTGATGCCAATGGCACTCAGGTGAATAAGATTGTCGGTGATAATTACATCATAATGGATCGTAATGGGTCTATCTATGTTTCTGGATCAACACAGGTTACATTTGGCGGTTATGCCAATATCAATATTCTGGGTGTTGCAGATGTTGAGATAAACGGTAAGACAACTGTCCATGTCAATGATGATGTGGAGATAGGTGTGGCAGGTGATTTGACCATGGCAGTTGGCGGCAAGTTTGATCTACAGGTTGGCAAGGCATTCGATATAAAGACTGGAGTTGGACTTGGAGTTGAATGGAAGGAGGGTCTATCGATCAAAAGTAATGATCACGTATATTGGAAGACCAATGTATACTATGCTGAAGTTGATGTGAAGTTGAAAGGACCGGCACCTGTTCATATTACTGGCACCAAGGAATCACTTACATTTTTTGGTTATTATGATATCAACACCTTCAATGTGGAATCAAGGACTGGGTCTAATTTCAGAACTGGTACTCATTTCAGTGTGGAGTCAACCACTGATTCCAGTATCAAGGCAGGTGGATCTATATCAGAATCTGCACCAACAATGAATATTTCTGCTTCCACTTACAATGAAACTGTGGGGAATAGCAATTATCGTTGGGAAAAGACTAAGCGCACGTATGTTGGTGGCAATACATATGAACGCCATAATGGTGGAGTAGACCACTCTTGCTCCACTGATCCATCGAGAACTGGTGCCAACAATTGTGGTAATGTTGCATCTGCTACAGTTGCTCCATTGGCACCATTCAGTAAGGTGTCTCTATTGGTTCCTGATAGACAACCAGCATTGGGTAGTGATGTCACTCCATTGGAAACGCCGGAACGCAATCTTACCTCCATCGCTGACTTTGAAACCTCGGATGAGCAACAAACTCCGGAAGGTCAGATAGCAAGTCAGACTGCAGATGCCAATACACCTCCAGGAATGAAAAGTGATCCAACTTATGCGGGCAATATAAATAATAGTGCATCACCGATTCCTGGTGGAGTTGTTTTTGTACCGGCAGCAGTATTGATAACTGATATAAGGTCTAGGACTGACTTTCCAAATACCTATAAGATTTCCAAGAATTTCACCATTGCCAATATGACTGGCGGTGAACCATTCCTTATACAGAAGCAACTACCCGGAAACAAATTTGGCAAGGCAAGGATACTCACTGTAGCACAGACAGTGGAGAATATGGCGTATCTGGCAGAGAATGTGCTTGAGGTAATCTACGGGATATATGGTCCAGCAGCAATGACCTCACGGGGTGGCGGTAAACCTGGAGGAGTGTGGCAGATCAACTCTGGACTTAGATTGAATGGTAGTCCAACCAGTGAACATAATGAAGGGATGGCAGTGGATCTAAGACCTGCCAATAACAAGTCAGATGATACTTTCAATATGGCAAAGAATCTGGTTACAGCATTGAAGTTCAATAACTTCTTACTGGAATATAGATCACCACCTGCAACTGCTGGATGGCAGCGTTGGATACACATATCATATAGAGTAACTGGAAATACCGCACACTATGCCACATATATAAATGATCAGGTAAAACAAACGGGAGCATTACTACAACTAGACTCTGCGAAACT